TACAGGCAACACCTTTGCTGGTGTTCTAAATGGTCGTCTAAAGGTTTTCATCGACCCATATGCAATCGGTGGTAACTACCTAACTGTTGGTTATCGTGGTTCTTCTGCTTTTGATGCTGGTCTATTCTACTGCCCATATGTTCCTCTACAGATGGTCCGTGCAGTCGATCAGTCAACCTTCCAGCCTAAGATTGGCTTCAAGACTCGCTATGGTATGGTTGCCAATCCATTTGCTCAGGGTCTAACAGTTGGCCGTGGTGCTCTTACTACCACAACCAACCTTTATTACCGCAGAGTAATTGTTAATAATTTAATGTGAGGACTCGTTTTCTCATATTTATAAACTAAATAAAGTCAGGGGGAAACTCCTGACTTTTTCTTTTGGAGGCAAATATGGAAAAATATGGGTTTGTTTATATTTGGTTCGATCGTAAACATAAAAGATATTATGTTGGATGTCACTGGGGAACTATTGATGATGGGTATATTTGTTCATCTAGATGGATGCGAAATTCATATAATCGTAGAAAAGAAGACTTTAAAAGACGTATTATAAAAACAAATTTAGATAGAGAAGAAATGTATACTGAAGAGCAACGTTATCTTGATATGCAAAAACCCGAAGAAAAAAAATTACGTTATTATAATATACAAACAAAAAATGGTAACCTTTGGCACCAATACCCAGAATCCGTAAAAACTATTGGACAAAAAATATCATTTTCTAAAACAGGTAAAAGTGTTCCAGCACCACCAAGCCGAGGACCAGCGATTTCTGCTGCTAAGAAAGGTAAACCATTAACTGAAGAACATAAGGCAGCCCTTCGTAAAATAAAGAAAAAGCCTCACACAGAAGAGTGGAAGCAACAGAACTCAGAAAAATTCAAGCAGCTCTGGTTAGACCCAGAGTTTAAAGCCAAACAGTCAGAAGCTAGAAAAGCTGCTTGGATTAAAAGACGACAAAAGATAAATAACAATGAACTTGCTCAATGAAGGCAAAGAACATAAGACGGTTTCAAGCCGCAAACTTTAAGGGGGCAATTACTGCCCCCTTTTTATTCTTCGTATAACACTCCAGCAAAACCTGGTTGAAGAGCATTTACAACATTATTTGCCAAAGCAACTTTTATTGAATCTGGTGCATACATTATATATTTCACACTATTAATATTTGGAACAGTAAGATTCCATGATATTGCTGTTGGTGTTTTTGGTATATGAGATGTTACGGTTTCAGTTGCAGGTATTTTTACCCATGCATAATATTCAGTATCTTGGATTATGAATCCCATTATCTTGTTACTTGACCGTAAAAAGTAATATTTCCATATAGAACTTTATAAGAAATATTTGTATTTGATGTAAGTGTAAGATCATATACATACTGAGTCTTTGGTGGATTACCTGGGCCACTTAAATTCACATACACATTTGCAGTACGATTTGCAGGGAGTGTAAGTGTCATCCAACCATTATTTGCAGAACCAGGAATATAAATCTCACCATTTGAAGTTGACAAGGATTCAGTTGCAATCGAATTAGCATAACTAGTTCTGATCTTCATTGCAGCAGTATAATTAGTCATATTTACTGGCTGATTATTATAATCAACAACATTTACATTCAATTTGAACGTGACGCCTTGTTGCATATCCAGATTATATTGATTTTGAAGCATATTCCTGTTCTCTCTGAAACGGTTTACAATTTATTTATAAATATCTATAAAGAACTCATAGGATTTTGCAATGACAGCTATAGATTCAACCCCAGGAAACCCAAATTTTTTATCACCACTAAATTTTGTTTTTTCATTGAAACGTGCACCTCATGTAAATTTTTTTATACAAGAATGTAATATTCCAGGTTTGGCCTTAAGACCTTTAAATGTTCCTACACCACTTGTTCGTATCCCATATGGTGGTGATCATATTATGTATAATGAATTGTCAATCACATTCAAGGTCGATGAAGATCTTCAAAACTATATGGAAATTTTTACCTGGCTCAAATCATTGGGTAAACAAGAATATCAGTATTATGCAAATCTTGAAACACAACCAGTCATGTCTGCTGCAGGTCTAAAGTCTGATATTCTGATGACAATCCTTGATGGAACAAAGAATCCAAATTATCAAATTACATATCGTGATTGTATTCCAATCTCCCTTTCAGATGTAAAGTTCAGATCAGATGCTCAGGATGTAAATTATGTTTCGGCTTCAGCACAATTTAGATACACACTTTTTGATATAGATCCAATCATATAGTTGTTGACAATTAATAATATTTGTGATATAGTGTGAATTATTTGGTTCGAGGTGATTATGAAGTTTGAGGATATTATTGCCGAATGGGATGTGGATTCTAATCTTGATAGAACTGAGATTGATCAAGAAGCTCTTAAGATTCCAAATCTCCATTCCAAGTATTACAAAATTTATGTTGCTGAAAAGAATATGCTTCGTGTTCTAGAAGCACAATTCAAAAGTCTAAAACTTCAAAAGTATGAATTTTACACACAAGGTCATACCAAGGAGACCAGGGAAAAAGGTTGGGAATTACCCGATAAAGGTTTGATACTTAAAGCAGATATACCAATGTATATTGATGCCGATCCTGATATTATTTCAGCATCACTTAAAATTGGAACACAACAAGAAAAAGTTGAAATGCTTGAAAATATTATTAAATCTTTGAACAACAGAGGATATCTATTAAAAACAGCACTTGACTTTATAAAGTGGACACAGGGAGCATCGTAATGGATTTGGTAACTATAAAAGGAAAGGATGAAGTATATGTAAAGGTATCTTGTGATCCTTCTATTGCTATGGAAATTTCCGAAAGATTTACATTCGATGTCCCTGGTGCTAAATTTACACCTCTTTATAGAAATAAAATGTGGGACGGAAAAATAAGACTATTCAATCCAATGACATGTCTCTTGTATAAAGGTCTTACCAAGAATCTGGAAGATTTTTGTTCCAAAAGAAATTATGATATTGAATATGATTATTCAAATGCCGATACAGAATTTTCTCTCATCGAAGCAAAAAACTTTGTTGAATCCATTAAACCTAAACATACACCCAGGGATTACCAATATGATGCTTTTGTTCATGGCGTAAGAAAAAATAGAGCTCTCCTTCTTTCTCCTACTTCTTCTGGCAAATCACTTATCATATATCTTCTTGCTAGATATTATAATTGCAAAACACTCATCATAGTTCCTACAATTTCTCTTGTCCGTCAGATGACTTCTGATTTCATTGACTATGGGCTTCCTTCGGATATAGAGATACATCAGGTTGTCGGTGGTGTAGAAAAGACATCTGATAAACAAATCATCATTTCTACATGGCAATCAATTTTCAAACAACCTAAAGCATATTTTAAAGATTTTGATCTTGTAATAGGTGACGAAGCACATTTATTCAAAGCAAAATCTCTCACTTCTATTATGACAGGTCTTGTCAACTGTAAGTATCGGTTTGGCACTACAGGAACACTTGATGGTTCAAACTGTAATGCTCTTGTTCTTGAAGGTCTCTTTGGACCAGTTCATAGAGTCATTACAACTTCAGAACTTATCGAGAAGAAACATGCTGCAGATTTTACTATTAAATCCATTATTCTTAAATATCCGGATGAAATACGCAAACTTGTTGTAGGGTTTGATTATCAAAAAGAACTTGATTTTATTGTTACAAATGCAAAGAGAAATAAATTCATCAAGAATCTAGTACTTTCCCTTCAAGGCAATACACTTGTTCTTTTTCAATTTGTAGAGAAACATGGAAAACCTTTGTATGATCTAATTAAAAGTGAAGCAGGTGATAGAAAAGTATATTTTATTTCAGGTGATGTTTCGGGTGATGAAAGAGAAGAAATCAGACATACAATCGAAACAGATAAAAATGCTATTATAATTGCTAGTTATGGAACAACTTCAACTGGTGTAAATATTATCAATCTCCATAATGTTATATTTACATCACCTTCAAAGAGTAGAGTAAGGAATCTCCAATCAATCGGGAGAGTACTTCGGAAATCCACAGAGAAAGTCAATGCAACACTTTATGATATTGCAGATGATTTTTCATGGAAATCCAAAAAGAATTACACTTTCCTTCATCTGATCGAGAGAATTAAAATATACGCAGAGGAGAAATTCAACTATAAAACATATAATGTAGAACTAAAGTAACTTTTTATTGTTTTCCTCAGGAACCATTATACCATCAGTGAAGGATTTGTCAATATGAAAAGTAAGTCTACCCCACGGCACTACGTTAACAATCGAGATTTATATGATGCTTTGGTGAAATATAATGAAAAAATAAAAGAATCAAATGATCTTCCGAAAATTCCTGATTACATTGGAATTTGTATATCAAAAATTTGTGAAAGACTTTCTTTAAAACCTAACTTCTCTGGATATACTTTTAGAGATGAAATGGTCGATGATGGGATTGAAAACTGTATTGCTTCAATTAAAAGTTTTGATCCTTCAAAAACAGAGAATCCATTTGCATATTTTACCCAAATTGCATGGAATGCTTTTTTAAGAAGAATTGCAAAAGAGAAGAAACAAACTTATCTTAAGCATAAAAATTTACAACACCTCATGCTTTCTGATGTTCATAACACTTTTCAAATTGATTCAAATGAAGCTTCGGACGAAATTATACGTAGTTTTGAAGAAAAACAGTTGACAAAAGTCAATAAAAATGTTATAGTGACTACTGGTATAGAAAAATTTATGTCTGGAGATTCAGAATGAAAAATTCACATCTTGTCCCACAAGCTGTCATTGATGCAGTAATCGGTATGTCAGATGAAAATAACAATTCTACTATTAAATCAAATTTTGAGGATCGTGTGAAAGCCATCAGGGAATTCTGTGATACTGCTTTAAGAAAGAACTTGGAACAAAAAAAGTCACGTCGGTAATGCGGATCGGATTAATTACGGATACTCATTGGGGTGTCCGTTCAGATAATATAGCATTTCTTGATAACACCAAGAAATTTTTGGATAATATCTTTTTTCCTTATCTAGATAAGCATCAGATTGATACTGTAATACATCTTGGTGATCTTCTGGATCGTAGGAAGTATACAAATTCTCATACTGCATATCGAATGAGAGAAGATTATATTGATCCCATTCGAGCAAGGAAACTTGATTATCATCAAATTTTAGGAAACCATGATTGTTTCTTTAAAAATACTAACAGAGTAAATGCAGTTAGAGAATTCTGTGGTGATTATCAAGTATATGATAGTGCCCAAGAGGTAATTTTTGATGACACAAAAATACTTTTGGTGCCATGGATATGTCAAGAAAATAGGAATGAAACATATGATGCAATCAATAAAACACAAGCTTCAATCTGTCTTGGGCATCTCGAACTTGAAGGTTTTCAAATGTATCGAGATAGTGTTGCTACTCATGGCGATGATCGTAAAATGTTTGACAAGTTTGATCTTACTTGCTCTGGTCATTATCATCACCGTTCCAGTGATGGTTCTATATTTTATCTTGGTTCTCATGCTCAATTTACTTGGTCCGATTATGGAGATTCTAGAGGATTTCATGTATTGGATACGGAAAAAAGGGAGTTGACATTTATAGAGAATCCATATAAAATGTTCGAGAAGGTAGTATATGATGACACAGATACTACTCTTGCTAATCTTTTGGAAATAGATTTTGAACTATATAAAAATACTATTTGCAAAGTTATAGTAAAAAATAAAAATAACCCATATTGGTTTGATATGTTCTGTGAACGCATAGAAAAGACAGGTGTGACTGACATGCAAATTGTCGATGATCATCTTAATATGAGCACCATAGAAGATTCGGAAATTACTACTTCTGCTGAAAATACATGGGATATTTTTAAAAACTATATTAGACAAATCAACACCACTTCTATTTCACCAGAGAAGCTCGAAAAGAAAATGGAAGATCTTTATATCAAGGCATCAAATCTCTAATGTCTATACTATTTCGACGGATTCGATGGAAGAATTTTCTGTCAACCGGAAACCAATTTACAGAATTAGAACTTGACAGAAATGGAACGACACTTATCATTGGTTCAAATGGG